ATAGCATTATAATGAGTATTATATGCTAAAATATCAAGTAATACAGATAATCCAGATCCGTCAAAATCATAATCCTGGAATGTTTCTTGACCTTTTAAAAATTCTTTTAAACTAGTTTTAATTGTATCAAAATCTAATTCAGACACATTTATTTTTTTACTTGACATTTATCGGGTCCTTTCCAGTACCAAATCTAATTGTATTGGTTTTGTTGTATTTAAGATAGTAAAGTAGATAGAAACATATACTGAATTATTATCAGGTGAAAGTGTCACAACAATATCATTTAAACTTACTCTTGGTTCATGATTAATAATAAGATCTACTAGAACCTGTTTTAAGGTGTAAGTTAATAAAGGTGTTGATAAATCAAATAATAATCTATGTACTGGAGAACCCAGTTCAGAATGAAATGGTCTTTCATAGTTTTGTGTTAAAACTAGATTTTTTACTGAAGCCTTTACCGCATTTTCATCATACCGAATAGACACGTCACCGGTATTTGGATTAGCAGTAAAGTTTAAATCTAAATCTGAGAAAAGCCTAGTATTCCGTGACATTTTAATTTCCAATTAATATGTATTATTTATTCACAAAACAGTTTACAAACGTTTACTTTTGTGATATACTGGTTATACCAGGTTTTTCAAGGATATTGTTTATCCCTTAAGTCTTTATTAATTAAATCATTAACCAATGATTCAAATGTATAACCACTAGTTAATTTTACATACATGTTATCTGTTAGAAAAGAGGCTTTTTTAACTGCATCTTCATAAACTCTTTCATCTACTCTGGGTCTAAAGTAATTTTGGTCTGATATCATAATTAACCTGCAAACACGTTTGTTGAACCTGTAGAAATAGTATGATCATAATGCCCATCTGAATCATATTTATCTCCTATTCTTCCAATATTTTTTCCATCAACATATACTGAACTACTATAGGTACTTAAAGCCGGTGCATGATTTATAGGTGCTGCTGTACAAGGATCTCCGTCTGGATGAGATGCCATGACATCTTCCTTTCTAACAACACCAATTCCATTTACAAATACTGTTGAACTACCAGCATCTGAAGTTTGAGTAGTTCCTGTATCCCAGTGATATACATTTGTTCCACACCCAGAACCTTGAGCACCATCAGTACAAGTAATATTGCTACTTCCACTCTTTTTAGCTATTCCTGAAGATGCCATATTACTTATACATAAAAGGTATGTAAACCATTTGAACCAGAGGCATTTTTACCAGATGCATTAACATTCTTATCATCAATATAAGTAGTACAAAGTTTCATGCTTCCTTTCATTGAATAAGATAAATGGATCCAAACACTATTACCCTTGTTTCTATATTCTAATATAACTTGATTATACGGTAGAATCTTTTCTAATTTAACTGCAAGTTCATAATGTTCGGTTATATCTCGTGAGGTTAATTGAATATCACATGCCTCGCCTTTATTATGAAAGGATCCTCCTGTTTCATTTCTTAAACCAGAATTGATATTCCATATACCTTTAGAATCCTGTTGCTTGCACGGACCTATTTCTTCATAAACTTTTTCTAATATGTTTACACATAATGCCGAAAGGTTAGCAACTAATTGTTGTTTAGAATATGTTCCATCCGGTAAAGTAGTACTTTTTAATACTTTACCTTGAGCACTTGTTAACATGCCAAGAGTAAAGTTATCACTTAACTTATAACTAGTTGGGAAGTCAGTCATGTTATTAATTTCGGCAAGTTTTTCGGCAGATAATTGAGTTCCTGCTCCAGAACCTCCAGTAGCAGGAGATGAATCACCTGAAGTTCCTGCTTCATTACCATTATTTTCATAATCAGAAGTTCCAACCATACCCACTCTAGCCTTTTGACCTGCCGCAGTAGTCCAATCATCTTCTGTTTCAAATTTGAATACACCATCAGTATGTCTAGCCGGAGGAACTAAATTAGGTCCACCTTGTTGATGCGCTGAATCTGCGGGAGGCACAACTAAACTATGAGCAGCAGTAACACCTGCAGTAGAAAGACTAGTTTTTCTTTCCATAGGTTCACTATATTTTGGATCATAAATGTCAGGTTGAGTTCCACCAACTAAACTAAGTAAATCTGCTGATAAAGGAGTTTTATTTAATACTGAATCAACTACAGGTTTTGGCAGTGTATTAGGATTGTATTCTCCCATAGGAGTTAATACCGTATCAACCAATACTTGTTCTTTTTCTCTACCTGAAATAGCATCCCCTTTAAAATCTACTGGAACCTTTGGAGCACCTAGTAAAGATAATGGAGAAATAGAAGTTATAGATACGGGTGTATCAGGATTAAAATCAATTCTAGGTGCAGTAGCATTTAAGTTACCAATACCTAACATATTAATAGCCGAAGCAGATTTTAATTCTATATTGCCAGTTAATGTTTCAGTTTTAAAAGTTCCTGTTTTGATATTAGTTGCAGTTGCTATATCAAGTGTAAAGGTATTAGCCTTAATTTGAAAATCTGCTGCAGTCTCTAGTTTAATACTACTTGACATTTTTAATAATGTTTCGGCAGTAGAGGCAGTATCCCCACCTTCTAAACTAATAGATTTTGCAGTTTTTAATTTTAACGCATCTGTTGATTCTAATGACATTGTACCTATTGCTCTATGGTTTGATGTCTTACCAACTTCTACATTATAATTACCTTCAACTAATACATTATAATCGCCGCCTACCGCAACATTTAAATCTTGGGCTACACCAATATTAACATTGTTATGGAATACGGCGTCAACTTGACCACATACTTCAAGATTTGCATCACCTTGACAAAGTATATTCATTGGACCTGAAACGGTTAAGTTACATGTTCCTTTAATGAATATATTACCATTGTTTTCAGTAATGTAATATCCATCACCTACTATATAATTTACTTGGGAACCATTAGGATCTATTTCAATGAAAGTACCTTTACGATGGTATAAGTTAATACGTTCGCCTTCAGGACTATCATCAAATTCTAAAACGTGCCCAGATTCAGACTCCATAACTTTGTTGTATGGATAAATGGTATTATATGCAGATTCGGGTTGATCATATGAACCACCATTTGCTAATGGTATATTTTTTGCGCGAGTAGCATCTTTAAATTTAACGTGGGTATCTTCAATATTACCTCTTGCTAATCTATTAGTATCTGGTTCATTCATAAAATCCCGTAAAGGATACTTTCCTTCAGGATCACAGAATCCAGTTTTAGAGAAATTACTAGATCTATCTTCAGTGTATGCTTCTCTTTTAGATGCGGGTAAGGCATTTATTTCTGTTTGAGTTCTAGTAGGAGCAGAAGATACAGCATCTTTATTAGTTGGAGCAGGAGCAGATTTACCGCCTAAAAAGTATTCATAATATTTTCTTTTAGTTGGCCAACCACCTTTATGTCCACCAACTTTAGCAAGAGCTACTTCAAAGAAACTAGGTTCCCATTGTAATTTTTCCCAGTCTGAGATATTCATTTTAAAATATTCTACAACTGCTTTTGCGCCTATTTCAGCAGACTGTTGTAGTAATTCTGGATGATTTATTAAATCTATACCCAATCTTGAACCAATTTCTTTATAATTACACCGCAATGTTAATTGTATATACCCTCTACCATAATATTGACCATTTGCGGGATTTCCTGTTATTTTAGTACCATAAATAAATCCAAAGAATTCTTGTTTAGAATATTTTTCAGGTTTATTATTCCATAATGCTGCTTCTTCTTGTGTAATCTTAGGCCATACTACTCTAATTCTTGTAGCAGAATATACGTGATCTTCAGCAGATGTATGCATCCATTTACTTTCTACACCGGCAATACCAAGCATAGCACATTTTGCATATTTTGATTTGAATCCACCCTCTTCACATGCAGCAATAATTGCCGCAATTCCTGCTACAGCTCCTTGAGTTGCTCCTGCACTAGTGGGAGGATTTGGAGGTATAGGTGTTTTTTCTATTGCATCTGCCATTATAAATCCTTAAAAGTTCTTATCAAAATAGGTTGTAATTTGATCTGTAGTTGCAAATGTTTTAGGATTAACATCTGTAAATGGTAAATATTGTTCTTTTGTAAAGTTTTCTGGTCGTTTTAATATAACAGAATATAATTCGGTAGTTTCATCATAAGTAGCAGTTGCTATAGGAGTTATATTAGATTTAGATAATATATTATATGATGTAACTCCATCAGTAGTTACTGCAGTTAATTCATATTTGGTTCCAGCAGATTGAACAGATGTTTCACTCGGAGTTTCAGAAGCAATAATTGTATCTACCACATCGGTTAATACATCACCTTTAGGATCAACAAGTTCACCTGTATCATCGGCAGAAATAACATTATTGGTTGCATCATTAATAAATGATACAGTTTTAGTACTTGGTATACCGCCAATTGTTCCAAGCATTATAGGTTGTTGATTATCTGGATCTAGAAATACGCAAATTACCCAAGAACCTGGTACTACTCCTGTAGGAGACCAACCAAGACCTGATATAGAAGCAGAATTAATTGGCATCATAGGATATGCCCAAGGTAAATCATCAGTCGGTAATACTGTTTTATCTTCTGTATGAAGACCCACAATACGCACTTGACATCTACCTAATTTAAGTGGATCAATTCTATTCTCTACACAACCAAGATGAAACATTATTTGCTCCTATTCAAATCTATCAATAAACTTTCTTTTACTATTTCCATAGTACATTCATGCATGTTTCTATTAATATAATGATTAACTGCCGCAATTATATAGGCACCTGAAAACATTTCATCTTGATTTTCATTATCTTCTTTTGTTGCAGGTTCAACCTTATATAACTTTAATTCTATTCTTAGACCAACTGTATAATCTAATCTGCCTGGAACAACTATTTCTACTTTATTTGCATCTATCTGGGCAAATGAAGATACTCTATTCTGCACTACTCCAGCATTAGTAACATCCCCATATTCATTGAAGTTACCGGTATACTTTGACATAGACATAATAAATGAGTTATGCCGATATATAGATTTATTAGATGCTAATGGATATTTATTTAGGTGGTTATACGATTCAAAAGATTCAATCATATCATAATTCACATTATTATATCTTTTTGTAGTAATATCATATGTAAATAATCTTGAACCAAACATACCTCCTCTAGCCCTTTCTACATAATCATATGCAGTAGGAATAGTGATACTTCTAATGCGTTTATAATCTTCAGTTATATTTTTAACTGTAGCAGTACCGTATGATTGATTATCACGAACATAATTATCATATAAAAACTGTTGAAAGATTTTTGCATTATATAATGATTCTAAAGATACAAAGTTGAATCCATATCTATTTTCAAAAAACAAATAGGAACCTGAACCATGTTGATTAACCGAAGTTTCAGAAACATTATTAATATTTTTAATTGGAGACCAAAAATTAGAAATATACTTTGTTGAATTACTAGTATCTTCTACAAATATTTCTTTAGTTACTTGTAATCCTACATCTACATCTTGTAAAAGCTTCTTGACAATCTCTGAACATTTACCCGAAAATGACTTACTTATCTTCTTATTAATATCAACAATTGCTTCGGTAGATATAAAATGCAGAGTATAAATGGTTGATCTATTTCCAACCATAGTTCGGTTTGCCATTTTATAAATGTAAAATCTACCATCAATATTACCTTTTTCAAGAGAAGGAGTAGTCAATTTAAGCTCAAGGAACTCTTCTCCATTAAATGGGAATACATTCATTAAGTCAAGTGAATCCCGAATCTCAAGAGTACCAGTTATAAAAGGAGAAAATATATCTTCGAATATTTGTATGCCTATAACTTGGCTAGTAATATTCTGATAAAATTTCTGAGCCGTGGTTATTTGAACCAACTCAATATTAATATCACCGGCTTTTGATATTTGTTCTGAAGAATTCATTATAGTATTTTCTTAAATTCAGTTACTATTTGCTCAATAATGCCTTTTGGTACAACCTTTATTCTTCTTTTAGATTCATTAAGACGCTGTTCATATTCATAGTTAGTAATAGAAGAAGCACCAACACTTGTAGAATCTACAATATATCCATTACTATCTTCATAATGATGTATATTATGCATAGTAGTACCATATGAATTAATAATATGCTTTTCTAAATCATAGTATGATAATGGGAAGTCATTAAGATAATCATATCTTTCATTGACTAACATAATAATCCAATGATAGTTTGGATTATTATATAACTTTTCTGCTATATGTTCAGGTGTTTCATTATCTACTATATCATACTCATCATATATTGTTATATTTGCGAGTACATCTCGGCGGAATCTAATATTACGAGTAATATCCCTTAAATATAAAGCAGTATCCTTACCACCAATATCAAAATCATATATTATATTAGGAAAATTCTTAAAATACATTAGTAACCTCTTCCTTGTATAGATTCTTTTGTTGGGTTTGTCAATTCTTTAAATGACATGGTGATAGCAATTTGAGTTGGCATACCATTTGCAAAGGTAGTAAAATTACCATTTGGAGTATAGTTTACACTTAACTCGGTAAGTACACAAGAAGGATGTCTATGAATATATTGATTAAGTCCATTACCAGAAAAGTAACTTATATCAAACTCAGAAGGATAAATGTATAAGAAGTTATTTGTTTCTTCTTTATATTCAGGCAACATATGTAATTTTAATTGAAAAATTATATTGTACACATGTTCTGCTTCTTTTTCATCTCTTGGAAAGAAGTTATAATCAAATGAGAATGTTCTAAAGTCAACACCTTTAAATACCATTTCTCTCTTTGGATTACCAGCCAATCCAGTTCTAGCTGACATTGTACCCATTCTTTGTAATGCTTCAGATGCAGCAATAGATTTAGCATCTTTACCTAATGTACTTCCTGCATTTTTACTAGACTCAGGAACCATATTAGATAAATTTACATCTTTTAAAGATTTAAGTAATCCTATAGCATCTTCACCTACTTGAGATAATGCTTCAACAGTTCCTGCATCTTCTTCTGACCATGAAGTAGTGTATCTAATATTCAAAGAGTTTGGCATATGAAGAGCAATTGCTGTTTTTAACCTTTTCTGCTCTCGTGTAGTTGTTCCTGCTATATCACCTGCAGCCCATGCTGCAGCACCTCCTATAACAGTAGCACCTGTAGCAATACTGCCAAATCCACCTAAAACTCCACCAATAAGACCTCCCATAGCTCCACCTAAAGCAGAAGAAACAGCAGCATTTATACTAGAAATTGGTCTACCAAGAACTACACCTCTATCTCTTTGGATATCCAAATCTTTCATATCATATGTTTGATTTGGTGGAGGTAAAAACTTGGAAGCTGTTGCAACATTAATATAAATCACAACCATATTACCACCATATTCTGGTGATTGTATGTCTGATGGATATGACAAACTTGTTATATCGTACTTGTCATTTATATAGTCTAAATATGACATATGTTGAGAACCTATAAATAGAATGGTTTTGTTTACTTATTTATATTAAAAATGGCGAAGTATCATCAAGGAATTTATAAACCAAAATATCCAAACAAATATATAGGTGATCCTACTAATGTTGTCTATAGATCTTCGTGGGAATTAAAATTTATGAATTGGTGTGATGGTTCAAATTCAGTTATTAATTGGCAATCAGAAGAAACAATTGTTCCCTATATATGCGCAACTGATAATAAATGGCATAGATACTTTTTAGATTTTAGAATACAAGTAAGAAATAAAGAAGGTAAACTTAAAACATATTTAGTTGAAATTAAACCACATGGCCAAACTATGCCTCCAAAATATCCAGGAAGACAAACAAAAAGATACTTAAATGAATCTATGACATTTATGAAAAATCAATCTAAATGGGATGCCGCAAAGAATTATGCATCAGATCGTAGTTGGGAATTTGTAATATTAACCGAACATCATCTTGGGTTAACTAATAAATAGTATATGGCAAATATAAAAGAACCCACATTGTTAGATGTATTTGAGAAAAACAAATACAGTCTACCCCAAGCATCTAGAGCAAGTAAATCTTGGTTTGATCAGCAGATATTGC